GATGTAGAACCTGATGAAGAATTAGAAATAAATAATAATTAAATTAAATAAGATGAAAAAGTTTTTAGAAAAATACCTAATAGGTAAAATGATTAAATCAAAAAAGTTTTGGTACATGGTAAGTTCTGTAGTGGTTCCTGCTATCGTAACTTACTTAGGAGTAGATGCTGAAACTGCTACCCAATTATTTCAAGCATTGCTTGTTTTAATATTAGGTCAAGGAATTGCTGATATTAAAAAATAAAGTATTACATTTGCATTACCTTCTTTGAGTGTTTTCTTAGTGGTAATAGTTAGTAGTTAAGAGTGAGGGGTTAATAACTTCTCACTTTTTTTTTATATCTACAGTTTTTTTAATTAAATTTGAATATGAAAGAATACGGAAGAAGATTAAGGTTATCTACGGATGAAGAAAATCTAATCTATAAACACAGAGCCAAGTCAGTAGATAATATAAACGACAACTCTGCATTAAATCAACACTTAACAGACAGAGGAATAGATCAAAAAGATGTTGTATCTGTAAAGCATTGGCAGTCAGCTAGTGGAGATTATAGATTCTCAATAGTTACTAAAGAAGATTATGGTTTAGATGAGCAACAAATCTTTGAAAATGTAAACAAATTTATAGAAGGATATTCTCCTGACTATGAAAAAATTAAAAGAAAAAAAGGAAATCATTTACTTGTAATAAATCCTGCAGATATTCATATTGGAAAGTATGCTAGTGCATTAGAAACAGGAGAGGAATATGATTGTGAAACTGCTGTCATGCGTGTTCTAGAGGGGGTACAAGGACTTATAAAAAAGGCTGAGGGTTTTGATATAGATAAGGTATTATTCTGTATAGGAAACGATATTCTACATACCGATAATGTTATGTCAAGTACGACAAAAGGAACATTTCAAGATACAGATGGCAAGTGGTGGGAGCATTATGAGATTGCTTTAATGCTTTATGTTAAATGCGTAGAGATGTTAAGAGAAATTGCTCCTGTAGATGTGTTACATAGTATGAGTAATCACGATTACCAAAGTGGATTTCATTTAGCTCATACATTAAAATCTTGGTTTAGAAAAGCAGAAGATGTTAGGTTTGATGTTAGTGTTTCGGCTCGTAAATACTATCAATATGGAAAGAATTTAATAGGATTAGAGCATGGAGATGGTGCTAAGATGGATAAATTACCTTTGTTAATGGCTAATGAGAAGCCAAAAGAATGGTCAGAAACAACTCATAGGTATTGGTATCTTCATCACTTACATCATAAAATTAAACACAAATACTTAGACACTAAAGATTACATAGGTGTTACGATTGAGTATATGAGAAGCCCTTCTTCTTCAGATTCTTGGCACTCAGCTAAAGGATTTTGTGGTGTACCCCGTGCTTGTGAAGGATTCCTTCACGATAAAGAAAGTGGTCAAGTAGCTAGACTTACTCATTACTTCTAAAAATTAAACCCTTAATTAACCCTTTATAAACCCTTATCTAATGGTATTTAATACCATTAAAGATAAAGCTAAAGCTAAAGTTAAAGCTATGGTTAAAGATAAAGACTAGGTTAAATATAAACTTTTCTAACATTATTTTTAAAAAACATTGTAAATAGTTTTGTGGTTTAATAAATTAATTGTTTATTTGCACAGAAATTAACTATTAACTAAAACTAAAAAAACACAATTATGGGAAGAATGAAAGAAGAATTTATGCAAATGCAAGAAGAAATGCAATATAACTTAGAACCAAAAGAGAGTATTAATCAAATCAATAATAAAGTGAAAAAAGTAAACAATGTAGAAGAAGCAACTATGGTGAAAGAAACCAAAGAAGAAACTCTTAAAAGATTATTCTTAGCTAATGGTTTAGTTAAGGAAGATGTTCATAAAGACCCAAGAGGTTTTGTGATTATCAAAAGGTCAGGAATAGATAAGATTGTTTCAAGACAAAATATTCAGGTAGCTTATGAGCCTGTAACAATGACTCCTGAGTGGGTGGTTTTAAGAGCTACTGCTAGTATGAGAACAGGAACAGGAGAACATGATGTAAGAAATATGATGAGCTTTGGAGAAGCATCAGACTCTAACTTAATGGGAGGTGCTAAGAAATTCCCTGTTGCTATGGCTGAGAAAAGAGCTATGAGTAGAGTTGTTCTAAAGATTGCAGGATTCTACGAGCAAGGAGTGTTTGGTCAAGATGAAATGGCTGACTAATGGATTGGATGGATGAGGTTCTTGATGGAAAACCATTGGAAGCAGAGATGTGGAAGATAGGATATATTGAGAACCTCATACACCGAACATCTATTTCTACATCAAAACAGGACGAGATACTTAATTCTTTAATAGACCTAACAGATATAGATGCAGATGAAATTATCAGGTATATAAAAGAAAACGAAGTTCACTCTGACCCTAAGCACCAATACGAAGCAATGAGAAAAAATGGAATGTTTAACGAAAAAGCATATTAAAATGAAAAACGATTATGACAAAGTAAGAACTTCAAGAAACGAACTTGAAGCAATCCTCAGAATAAGAGGCATATCAAAACAAAGATTTGGAAGAATACTTAATATTAAAGGATCAACTATTGAAAAGTATTTAGATAATCCATACCACCTTAGATACTATCAGATGCAAAGATTAGCTCAATTTTTAAATGTAGATGTTAAGGATATTATTGACATCATAGAAGTTGATTTGAAAGATGATATGATTGTAGTTGAAGGGGAGAATGGATTCAAAGCTGTTGAAGCACTAACAACTCAAAGAGATGGAGAGTAAAGTTATCTGTAGAAATTCAGTTAAACTGACTGAGGTAAGACACAATAGATTAAAAGATACAATATCAAAAGAGTACAACTGTGATTGGAGTTTAATATCTAGTAAAAGAAGATTTCCTGATTTGGTTGAAGCAAGAAGATGTTATTATTCTATATTGAGAAATATATTTTTCTACACTTTAGAGGACATTGGAAGGGAAACTAATCAAGATCACTCAACAGTTATAGCTGCTCTTAAAGCTCACGAAAAGTACATTACTGTATATAAGGCAGAGAGAAGAAGGTATATTAAAGTTAAGTCAGTTATGTTAGAAGCCGAAAGTAAAGAAGAATTAAACGAAAGAATATCTTCATTGAAAAACGAAAAGAAAGAGCTAGAATCAAAGATAGATGAGTTATATTTGAAAGTAAATAGAGTACAGAAAGAATTAATAATTAATAATAAATAAAAAAATGGCAGAAAAAAAGTATGTAGTAAGTAGTATTAAGAAAGTAACTACGCAGTATGGAGAATTATTTAACGCAAGTTTTAAGATGGATGATTTGCAAAAGATGTCTAAGAGAGGTTGGGTAAACATCGGAATAGCAGAAAGGAGAGAGCCTTCAGAGAAAGGAGCAACTCACTATGCTTATGAGAATACCTACGAACCACCAAAGGACACAACTTCAGATAAAGTTAAACAAGAAGATGATCTACCTTTTTAAATAATATAGGGGGAGGAACTAACTACTCCCCCTTATATTCTAACTATTAACTAACTAAAAGAAAACACAAACATGGCAAAGAGAATGACCGATTCAGACAAATGGAAGAAAGGTTTCATAAGAGGACTAGCTCCTAAGTATAAACTATTTTGGCTATACATATTAGATGATTGTACCCATGCAGGTATATGGGAAACTGATTTTGAGGTAGCATCAATAAGGATAGGAAGTAAGATAACTGAAGCTGAAGCTGTTACCGTAATGGCTAGTCAAATAAAAATATTTGATGGAGGTAACAAATGGTTCATTCCAAGCTTTATTGACTTTCAATATGTAAACTTAAATGAAAATTCAAGAGTTCATCAGTCAGTTATAAAAGCACTAGACAAGTATGATGTATATAACATTGAAGGTATTAGCCCTGTAGATGTAGCAGGACTTCCTAATGAGATCAAGAAGCCTATTATAAAGCGATTTAAGGAACCTACAGTAGAAGAAGTACATGAGTATTGCAATGAGAGAAAGAACAAGGTGTGTGCTGATACTTTTATAGACTTTTATGAAAGTAAAGGTTGGATGATAGGCAAGGGAAAGATGAAGGATTGGAGAGCTTGTGTTAGGACTTGGGAGAAAAATACAGTTAAAGACAAGTCAGGAAGAAAACAATTAGCGAATAAAGATTACAATAAGTTTTAAAGATGAAGTTTGAAAACAAAGAAAATAAGTTAAGGGAACAAGAAACCCTTAAAACATTTGCTAATCATTTCAGATTGACATTTGCTAAACATCCTGAGTATGCATATATAGATGCAGCACTTTATAATAACGGGAGTCTTGTAGGATTTGCAGAAGTTAAAGGAGTTCATAAAAGTATAGAGGATTCTAATGATGTTATAGTTTCAATGAGGAAGATAGTAAGAGGTCAGACGTTACAAGTACAGAGTAATTTACCTGTAGCTATTTTATGGGCATTTAATGATGGTATTGTCTATGAAAGAATAAACAACTTAAAAGGAATCTTTTATTATGGTGGTAGGAAAGTAAGAGAAGGAAGTACATTTGATCAAGAACAACTTGTTAAAGTATTAATCAAAAATCTAATTAGAATTGAATCATGAGAACACTAGAAGAAACATTAGAAAACGCAACTCACATTAAAGTCAGGGACTACAAGAGATATTCCTTTGGGAGTGTAGAGGAGTGTAAGGCATTATTTATTAAAGCTTTTAAGTTAGTAGACAAAACAATAAAAGACTATAATCATTTACCTGAGTATGATAGTGTTATAGAATGGTTATCAGATACAGAGGGTAAGGGTTTGTTTTTAATAGGAAACTGTGGTAGAGGTAAGTCTGTGATACTTACAGGAGTTATACCTTTAATCTTCAATGCTAAGATAGGTAAGATACTTAAACCTATCCCTGCTAGGAAGTTACATACAGTTACAGAATACAAAACACCCTTCATTGTAATTGATGATATTGGTACAGAAGAAATAGTAAATAACTATGGGACTAAGATAGATGCTGTAGAAAATGCTATTTTTGAGGCTGAAGATGATTTAAAATTACTATTATTGACATCTAATTTGGATGCAAGTTCTATAAAAGAAAGGTATGGAGATAGAATATACGATAGAATAAGAAGGTTATGTAAGGTAGTCTTTATGAAGGGAGATAGTTTAAGAAAATAAAAAACAATAATAATATGAAATGTCCAAAATGCGAACAAGAGCTAATATGGGGTGGAGATAATGACTATGAAGATTATGGAAGGGAAGGAGATGGTATAGTTTCTAACAGCACCTGCTTTAATGAAGAATGTGATGTTGAATCAGTAATAATAGATACAGAATACTCAGAAAACAATTAATAATAAATACAGGGTAAGACCTAAAAGCTTTTAATTTTTCAGACCTGAGTAGTAAAGGGGGGGTTTGGTCGCCTCCCCAATACAATGAACCGAATAGAAATAGTAATCAGCTCAACTAAAACAATAGATATGGAAAGAACATACAAAACAATTAAATGGATATTGAAAGACAATATCAAAAAGAATATAAGGTCTTTATGGACTTGGAAGGATGATAACTTTACAATGATATATGAGAATTATTCAGGTGAGGATAGAATATACACCTCAAGCCAATTATTAAAACTATTAACAAAATGATGATATTTAAAATAACACTTTGCATAGTAATATTTGTACTTTTTATGGTTATATTTATGAGTATTGTAGAAGGTAAGATAAGAGATAGACAGAATGAAAAGATTGTGTGGAGGATGGAGGAAATGGATAAGAAAAGAGATAGAGTAGTTACACGAACAGGAGGACTAGAAAACGATAGATTAAATGAAAGACAATAAAATTGAAGATTGGAAGGAGGTAGTAGTTGAGGATAAGGATAACAAATGGGTTAATCCTAAGATGCTACTAACTAAAGAGGAGTTAGGACTAAAAGATAATAGAGTTCCTGAGTATTATAAAGGTAAGAATGGATATGAAGCTCGCAAAGTTTGTGATAACTTTGATTTACCTTACCACCTTGCCACAGCCACGACCTACATCTTAAGAGCTTATCATAAGCACGACACACCTATTGATTGCATTACTAAGGCTATAGCTCATTTAGAATTTGAGTTAGAGAAAATACAAGGGGTTGCCTAGCCCTATCTATAGGGTTATGATAGAGTATGGTTACCGTAAGAAAGGTTCGGTAAAACACTATAAGTACAAAAGAATTGATACATTTGTTCTTACTAATGATATTGAGATGATCAAGAAAGATGCTAATTTAAACTCAAGGATTATTAGACAGTTAAAGTCAGGCAATAAAGAGATGGACATTATGTTCAAGAGCATCTATGTTGAAGGTCAATATGGAAATACTAATTATTAAATAAAAATATATATGGAA